CTGCTACAGACCATAATTGGAAGTTAGATGTACAATTTACTATAAGAACATTAGGAACAACAGGAGTAGCTTCTATATCTTCAGGAGGGCTATTTGGATATGTTAAAAATTCAGGTAATAACTATGAAGGTTATGTATTAAGTACAATTAATAATACAACATTCAACACAACTATTAACAATACACTTGTAATCACTGCACAATGGAACACTGCTAATGGAGGAAATTCAATATTTTCAAGAAACTTCACTCTTACCAAAGTGTATTAAAATATAAAAAATGGCAATTCCAAGTAAACAAATAGGATGGAGCAATGAGAGTAATCTCCTTTGGGAAATATCTAGACAATTAGATCAGTTGATTAAAGTGACTAGTAACTTAACCACCACCACTACATCAACAACCACAGCTGCTCCTTAAGAATAGTTAAAAACCAACCAACTACATATATGAAGGATTTGAAATTCATCCAAAGCTGCCCAGATGATGATTATTATGTCTGGCAAGTGCACACATGGTTAGAAAGTCTAAAGAACATAGGAGAGAGTGACAAGGCTATATCGCTTATATTCACTCCTAACTTTAGAGAATTCAATACAAAATGGAAAGAGCTAGAAGCTCTATATCCTGAGTCTGAATTCTTCTATGTGAAAGATGAAGACAATGTTAGTAAACTTTTAGGAACATATATTCCTGTCCTTAGACCATATTGTCTAATGAAATACTTCAACGCACATCCAAACATGGTTAGTAAAGCAGTCTTTTACTGTGATTGCGATGTTGTGTTTACAGAGAAGTTCAATATAGATGCTTACATAGATGATGATATAAATTATCTATCAGATACAAATGGTTACATTAATGCTTCATATTTTGATAGTAAGGTGAGAGATGTTAAAGAGGATAAGCTAGAGGCGTACAAAGAAATAGATGTTCTAGCAGGAGCTACAAGCTTAATAGGTATCACTAGAGAAATAGCTGAGAAGCACAATTTACATTCTGGAGGAGCTCAATATCTTCTAAAGAATATAGGTGGTAGCTTCTGGGAGAAGATAATAGGGGATTGTTTAATGATTAAAACCTATCTAGGTAATGTCAATAAGCAGTTCTTTGAAAGTGAAAGTAAAGGATTCCAAAGCTGGTGCGCTGATATGTGGGCTGTGTTATGGAACTTATGGCTTAGAGAACAGGAAACATTAGTCATCCCTGAGATGGAATTTGCCTGGAGCTCTGATCATATAAGTAAACTAGATAGGGTAGGGATCCTTCATAATGCTGGAATAGTTACTAACTCTCAAGGAGATATACCAACGTTCTACAAAGGTAACTACCACCCTAGTAAAAATCCTTTTAAGGATCCACATCTTGATTATGTGTTAAATGATGAGAGAAGTAAGACGCTCTGCAATCATTACTACTTACAACAAATGTTTAATATTAAAAATAAATATAATTTAAATTATGGCAACAATTGATAAAAGACCCTTGAAGGCTTACGTAAGATTCGATGGGACAGGACGTGTAGTTCCTAGCAGCCTAATTCTTAGGAGAAAGAAGCCCAAGGTGGGTAACTGGGTAGAGATACCAGCGTATGAGTGTTGTAACCCTACAACCACTAGCACAACAACAGCTACTCCCACTACCACAACAACCACTACAGAACCTCGATAAACTTAAACACTATGTCAAATAAAAGAATAAATAAAGCGTACGTACGCTACGATGGGACAGGTAGAGTGATTCCTGGAAGCTTAATCCTAAACAGATTCAAACCTGCAGTGGGTAATTGGTCAGAGATTCCTGCGTATGAATGTTGTAATCCTGCACCTGTAGTGTTAACAGACACTCTTCCAGGAGAGTTTCCTTTAACTTATGTTTCTATTAGAATATTCTGTGATGAATCAGCTGCAGATACTGGTTACACAAATGGAACTGTTGCAGATATGGATGAATTGATTACACTACTTAATACTGATGAAAATGTTAATGGGTTTGGAACATACTCAGCTGTAAATGAAACAACTGTACAATTGAGTGTTCCATTATCAGTTAAAAATATATTATGTCCTAATGGAACATTATCATTTAACATTTTTGAAGACTAATAAAACTAACATATGGCAAAATCATTATTTCCTCAAGACATGCTCAACTCTGCAGGAGGAGAATTAAATCTAGAAACAATAGCTGGAAAGCTCACTCATTTTCATTTACAGGCACACCTTCTTCATTGGCAAACATTTGGAGGATTTGAACATTCTGCGTTAGGTGACATGTATGAACTTCTATTTTCATTAAAAGATGAAATTATAGAAAAAATTATGGGTTACCAAGGAAAAAGAATCAAGTCTTTTAAGATAGATCCAATGAAAGATTATTCTACAGGAGCGTCTACTGTTTTAGCTTCTGAAATAATTGAGTTTGCATCACAACTTGAAAAATTTGGGGAAATGAATAACATGCCTGACATAGAAAACATTAGCCAAAGCTTGAGTGGTGGTGTTGCAAAAATAAAATATAGACTAACTTTATCGTAATTTGATGCAAACAGAAGAATTATTTTATTCTGAAGAAGGTCTTAAAGAAAGACAACTTAAATTAAAAATACTCAGAAACTGCGGTATTTATATAATTCAAAATAAAATAAATAATCATATTTACATAGGAAGCAGTGTAAATATAAAACAAAGATTCTCTCAACATAAAAGTACACTCAGACATAACACTCACAGAAATAAGCATTTACAAAATGCCTGGAACAAATATAAAGAGGAGAATTTTGAGTTCATTATAATAGAATATCATTGTGATATTGATAAAGTTTTGAGTAGAGAAAACAGATATATCAGAATATACAAACCTGAATATAATAACATTTTAGTTAATTCTGAAGGTAGATTTGTTCATTCAGAAGAAACAAGACGTAAGATAGGAATTAAAAGTAGAGAAAAGTTTATTAAAAATCCAGCTTTGAAGGAACAGTGGGTTAATATACACAAAGGAAAAGAACCTTGGAATAAAGGCAAAAGAGGTATATATTCTAAAGAAACTCTTGAGAAAATGTCTCAAGCTATGAAAAATAGAATAAACGCAAACAAGTAAATGCAACTACACACAAAATTCTTTCCACAGGTGATGCAAGATAATGAAATAGCTTATCTTGCTCATTTAGAAGGAATTATAGATTCTGTGGATGAGCTTTCTACGTTAGAAATAACAAAGAACCCACAATCTTATCACTTTAGACTAGCTCCTTCATTACCAAAATATAATCCTTTGTTATTGGAGGAGCTATTAAAGTTTCATAACCTCTTACAAATTAAGTTAAACTTAAGTAAGAGTATAAAAAGTTCAGCAACAATTGTTTTTGACATAGAACTAGACTAATATGGGAAATTTATTCAGACTAAAAGCTTGGGTGAGATATGATGGTAAAGGACGCTTGGTGGGTGGTGGTCCTATACTACAAGCACACAAGCCAAAGAATGGTAAATGGGAAGAGGTTCCTATGTATAACAATTGTTGTATAGCTCCTTCTTTAGCATTTAGACTATTATTTGATGATATAACTAACGCTGATTCATTAGTGGGAGATGCTTCATCAGTAAGTGATTGGAACACATTCTTTGATCTTCCAACTAACGGTAATCCATTTACATCAGTGAGTATTGTAGGAAATGAAGTTAAGTTATACGGAGGTGCTTATATAAATATAGTTGGTTCTCTTTTTTTTAATAATGCTAATATTGTTTCAATAAATGATGAGGCTAACTCAATCATTACAATAGGAGACAGTGCATTTGATAGACATACATCTTTAATATCTGTTTCTTTTCCTAATGTAACAAGTATAGGATCATATTCTTTTGGATTTAATGAATCTAATTCTGTATTTGTTTCAATAAATTTTCCAAAATTAGAAACTATTGGGGAAGATGCTTTTTATTACTGTGATGCTTTGACATCTTTTAATTTTCCATTAGCTAAATATATTACTAGCTATGCGTTTGAAGGATGTTCAGCAATGACAAGTTTATACACTCCAATATTAATAGAACTTGGAATGACTATAGGTGATGATGCTGTATTTTATGATATAATTGGTAACAACATCACATTAACAGTACCATCAGCATTAATGACTTGTAATGGAGGTGATCCAGATGGAGACATCGTTTATTTACAAGATAATAATACAGTGACAATTATAACAGTTTAAAATAAATTTGGAGAATTCCAATATCCTCCATATATTTGTGATTAAACCAAAAAATTAAATATGTCAAATAAATTTGATCCAAACAAGAGTTATAAGTGGCAGCCTACAGACAAATTTGAAATTGCAGGGAATGATTTTGCTCTAATTTTAAATTCAATAAGAGCTGTATTAGCTACAGAAGAAGCTCAAAAAATCCTTATAGTTAATGAAGCTAATAAAATAGTTGAAAACATTTTAGCTAAAGGAGTGGAAGAAGGATTTGTAAAAGAAAATGATGAGCAACCACCATCTACCTCTTTGTAATGAAATTATGTGGAATTCATATAATAGAACTAGATAAAGATGGGTTGTGCCCTAAATGTTTAAACGATAAAAATAATTAATATGGCAAAGGTAAAAAAATACCAAGCTGGTGGTGTAGCTAAACCAGCAAAACGTTTAGGTCCTGTGGATCCTGCAGGTGCTTGGACAAAGGTTCAAGAGCGTACAATTGCTGGTGCAAAAGCTCCTACAGTTGCTCTTGTTAAAGATAAAGAGCTTGGTGCCACTGAAATGAAAGCTGGTGGTAAAATGGCTAAGGATGGTAAGTGGATTCAAAAGGCTATTAAAAAGCCTGGAGCTCTTCGTGCTCAATTAGGTGCTAAACCTGGTAAACCAATTCCTGCTGGTAAACTTGCAGCTGCTGCAAAGAAGCCTGGTAAAATTGGACAAAGAGCACGTCTTGCTCAAACTCTTAAGAAGATGAAAAAGAAGTAATGAAAAAGAAATCTTCAGATGCTTGGAGTGAGGTTAGGAAATTCATGAAGACTACTAAAAAGGATGATTGGATGACTAAAGAGAAAAAGAAACTCTCTAAAGTGAAACCTATTAAAAAGAAATAACATGGCTAGAATACCTAAAACTAAAGTTTATAACCCACAGAAAGCAGAAGCTTATGTAGGAAAGGGTGTTCTTAGAGATGGTGGTAGTATTACGCCTGTTCCTAATGGTCCTCTTGTTAAAAAGAAAGTAGAATTCAAAGGAAGTACGCTTAAAAGTGGTGGTAAAGTGAGTCCAGCTTGGCAAAGAAAAGAAGGTAAGTCTGAATCTGGTGGACTTAATGCTAAAGGAAGAGCTTCTTATAATAGAGCTAATCCAGGCAAACCAGGTCTTAAAGCACCACAGCCTGAAGGTGGCCCTAGAAAGAAATCATTCTGTGCTAGGATGTCAGGTCACAAAAAGAAAAACACAAGTGCAAAAACTGCAAGAGACCCTAACAGTCGTATAAACTTAGCTTTGAAAAAATGGAAATGCTAAAAAATTGTACAAAATGTAAAGTAGAAAAGCCTTTAACTAATAAGTATTTTCCTTTACATAACAAAACTAAGTCTGGTTTTGATAGTTGGTGTAAAGAATGCAGAGCTTCCTATAGAAGTGAAACAAGAAGAGGGCTATATAGATCAATGATTTCTGATAAAGATTTAAAAGAAATTATAGAAACTGTAAAAGAATGTGTAATTTGTGGTTCAGAAGAAAACTTAGTTGTAGATCACTGTCACAAATTAAATACAATAAGAGGAATGCTTTGTAATCATTGCAACAAAGGACTTGGTCATTTTAGAGATGATCCTGATCTCTTAGAGTTTGCTAGAATATATCTTCTGGCTAATAGTTTAGAATCAGATGATATTGAAGAATACAACAAATATGTAGATCAACAATTTGATGTATTTGAATAAAAGTCTTCGTAAATGGAAATGTTAATTTATTAAAAATAAAAATCATGGCAACTGTTAAGAAAGTTAAGAAAGCCCAAAAAGGCATTGAATTATTTCCAGATAGGAATAAAACAAAAGGTCCCACTTATAAAAACTTA